TTCATTTAGTCTAGGAAATATTCCACCACCTTCTTGAAAAGAAGCTCTGCCTCCGTCTGCCATAAATCTATATGCTATAGGATCTTCTTCCTCTATAATTTTATCTTGTACTAAAGGTAAAGTAGTAAGATCTCCTCTTTCAGCTCCTGCACTCTTTGCATCGATGCCACCACCAGTAAAAGGCATGGGATTTCCCATTGCATCTGTTTCACCTGAAAGTCTATTTTTCATTTGTTCTTGATATACTTTTTCATATTGTTCTTCTGTTAAATTACTTGGACTAAATGAAAGACCATCTTCATCTAAACCTAGAACATCTTTTACTAATTTGCCTGCGTTAGGCCCTTCCATAAACCTATCCATAAAAAAATTTCTATTTGGTTCTCTGTTTAAGTTGCCTAGAAACTTTAAGTACCCAGGAGTAAATTTATTATAATCAGCTTTTTTATCTATAAAATCTTTTCTTTCTTTTAATTTAGCTAATCTTTTATTTTCATTACCAATTGCTCTCTTCTGTCAGGTCCTTTATCTTTTATGTTTGTAATTTCTCCTGTAGTTCCACCAGGACCTTTTCCACGAGACATAATTCCTTTTTCTCTTGGAGAAGGTGTATTACTACTTTTTTTAGATTTAGTTCGACTTTTAGATTTAGTTCGACCGCTAATAAAACCAGCATCTCTATATCCAGTTCTACCACCTTTTTGCATTAATTGTTTGTATTGTTGTGCGTTTGTTATGGCCATTGTAGTATTTTATTTGGTTTTTTCTACGTCGTCAATATGTTTAAGACTCAATAATTCATCAAAGAAACGACCCTTGTATTGATACTCCCCAACATGGGTTATGTATTCAGTAACAAGAGCATATATCTTACCGTCCATATCTCTCCATCTTTGACAGAATCCGAAGTCTTCACCAAAATATCTTTTGGTTTTTATATCATGTAGTGTATCAAATAAATTAAAAAAATTCTCCCTTTTTATTTCTTTTCCGTTAATAATTGTTGGTTGAAATATCTCTAATTCTGGGTGATTTTTAATCATCTTTTCTAGTACATCTCTCTTNATCAGCATACATCCTGTAGGAGCATGGGTCACTTCCATAATACCTTTGTCTACTTTTATGTTCTTTTTATCCTTCTACTTTCATTGGATACATCAGACCATTAGCAAGTAAGTCTTCTTTAGTCTTAACCATGTCTGTCTCTTTCAGTCTTTTCCAGGCCTTATCTACATCGTAGTTCTTCATAGGATAAGGACAGGCAATAACATCTTTGTCTGCTTCTATCATCTTCATAATAGTATCAAACTCAAAGTCTATGTCAGAGTCTATAAATAACATATGCTCATAGTTATGTTCGTGGTTCAAGAAATCTGATACACATAAGTTTCTACCTTGTGTAACTAGTGATGACTTTAACATTGTAAAACTAACTAGTATGTTTTTCTTTAAACACTGTTGTTGAAACATTAATACTGATTGACAATAGTGCATAGACACATCGCTATGACAAGGTGTACAAACCATTATCTTATACTTAGGTGTGTTATCTAAGCTTATCTCTATTGTGTTAGGCTCTTCTTTGTTAAACCATATAGGTTCATTGTTTTGCATTGATTGCTCCTTTTAAAAAATTAGTCCAAGCCATAGCTTGCTTGTCCCAGTTATAATATTGATTAGTATACTTTGATTGAAACTTTAAATGATCTTGTATTACTTTGTTATCTAAAGTTATTGCTGCAGCTTCTATTGCATTTGCAAAGTTCTTAGCTAGTTGTTTATGGTCTGTTAAGTAGGGTACATAGATTGGAAACTCTGCACCTGTTTCAAACAATGCACCTAGATTAGTTGTAATACAATACAGTCCACCTGCCATACATTCTAATAATGATATACAAGATGTCTCTTCCCATATACTAGGATACGCATACATCTTATAGTCTTTGATATGTTCTCTTATATACTCGTTTGATTTATAACCAATGTACTCCACATTAGGTAATACTTCTGCTTGTTCGTAAAGTGTTTCATAGTATTTGTGATTAGCTTTATGAAAGTCTTTACCATAAACTTCTGTAGATGAATAAACATCTAAAGTAATCAAAGGGTTTTTAACTAACTGCATTGCACCTAGTAAAACATTTAATCCTCTCCAAGGTGTGTTTTGATGAATGATTTTTATAGGTTGACCTTTTACATAAGGTGCTGTTGGTTCTATCTTCTCTATACCATTCTTTATAACTAAACATTTACTTGTAGGTAAATCAAATGCTATTCTAAACTTTTCAAAGGTCCAATGACTATTAAACACGTACCAATCATACTTGTTGTGATTGCCATGGTCCGTGAACCATGGTGCTAGATTCGGTTGATCGTATGAATTCTTTTGCCATAAGATATTTATCTTATCTTTAGCCAGCGGTATTTTTTCAGGGATCGATGTACAAATAGAAAATTTATCAAGTAGAGTTTTATCTACATGATTTTTTAAAAATTCTAATTGTAACTCCGTCCCACCTTTAGGTGTTTGATTCATTGTTTTGATTCATTACTTTCTTTAATGCTTCTAATCCTTTTGGAGATATCTCTACGGTAACATCTTCTGCAATATCATTAACAGTTGTATCTGTATTAGGATCAGCAACATCTGTATCTTTCTCTTGTTTAGTTGCATAGACACGTTCTGTTTTAGTGTTTCTTATAACAACTGTAGTTGTACAATGTATTTTAAGTAGATCATCAGACATTAGCCGTTCTCCTGTGATCTATCTATTAAAGCATAACTAACAGAGCCTGTTATTTCATTTGCAGTTCCTGCCTGCATCTTTATAGCATCTCCTGCTTCTAAGTTTAAGGGTCCTGTTAACATACTATCTGTATCTTTATTAATTTCTTTATAAGCTATTTTAACATCTGATCCACCTGATTTTTTTAAAATTAAATGTGCATTAACATTGCTTGCTGTATCATGGACCGCTTGTACAGTTCTAACAATAGCAATAGCTGACGTTGATATAGACAACACAGTTGTTGCATTAGTAGATGTTAAGTTAAATGTAGCGCTTTTATATTGTATTGTCATGACATGAAGTAGTTAAATATATCTTGTTCTTGTTTTAAGTCTTGTTGAAAAGAAAAGTTAAGTTGATTTTTTACTGTATCAATAGACTCTAATATTTGTCTTTGGTTCTCGGAACTGTATTCCTCTTGTGGTTCAGGTATGTATACACTTATTTTTGCCATTACGCCTCTTCTTCTCCAGCTGCTTTTATAATTTTTATTTTTTGATCATCAGAAAGTTTTATTCCTCTGTCTTCATAGAACTTAATAAGGTCCATAGCTTTGATAGCATCCTCTGTTTTAAAAAATCCAAATTTTGTTTCATCTAACTGTTGTAGCTTTGGTATAATTTTATCAGCAGGTACGCCAAACCCCATTTCTTGTAAGGCTTTATTTTTTTGTGCTTCATTCATACCAACTTCCATAAATTCAGAAGCAACGTCAGAGTTAGTTATTCCTGATTGATCTGTATTAAAATTTGTTGGTTCCAAAGGAAGAAAAGGGTTAGGTCCAAATTCATCTTCTCGTTGTTGCATTTCTGTTTCAGAAAGATCTAACATATTACCTTCTGGAAGGGGATTTTTATTTAAATAAAAATCTTGTAAGGTTCCTCCTAATTCATCAGGAAAATAATAGTCTTCTCCCCGCTTAGTTAAAGCTTCCATTTCTTTACGATATTGATTTAATCCACCTACGGGATTAGTAGATGAAGTAGAATTTATGTATGATTCAGAAGTATTTTGCGGCAACATTGTTTGCTCAGTATTTTCTGCAAGCTCATTACCAAAATCAAGAAATTGTTGTGCATTTTGATTTGTAGTTTTAGGAACAATTCCCATACTCTGTTTTAAATCAGCAAGTCTTTCATCTAAATCAGTATTACTGTAATCTCCATCAGAATAATTTCTGTCTAATGTATTTTGTATTGTATCAATTCTATCAAGATTAATTCTACCTTGTCTAGCGTCATCATATTCTTGTTGGGTTCTGTAGCCTGTAAGTTTTTCTCTTTGATCTCCCATAAAATTTGTAAATTTACTTTTTGCGTTTGACATATTTAGTGGAATACCAGTAGCCATCCCAGCTATTTGCATTAAAATTTTTCCAAGTCCACTTTCTCCAAAACTAGGTAATTGATTTCTAAAACCAATTTGGTTTAAATTAACCGGTTTATATTTTCTAGGAAAAAAAGATGATTTTTGACTTTGATTAAATCTAGCCGCATTATTTCTATTTAAATTATTTACAAATTGTTTTTGGCCTTTATTATAATCAGCACCTGTTAAATTACTTGGTCTTCCGCTGCCACCTTTAGGGCCACCTTGATAACCACCGGTTCCTGGACCAACTTTATTATTTCTATCAGGAACTTGACCCATGTCAGATCCACCCGCATAATTTATTCTTTTATCTATTGTCATTATCTACGTCCATCTGGTTGTGCATCTAATCTTAGTGTACCATAACGCCAAGTTTCACCAGTACTATCATTTTCTATTTTAAGAGAAAGTAGTCTGGCTCTTGCACGAGTGTCTACTTTATCAGTAGAAGAAGTTATTGTAAAGGGACCAAGTGGAGAACTTGCAGCTGTGTTATTTGGATAATCATTTATAAACAAAGTAACTTTGGAGTTCCCTGTTAATATTTTGTAGTCAGGTATAAATCTTCTAACAGACATAAAAAACTCACCATCTCCTCTAATATCTGCAATATTTTGATTGTTAGTTATATCAAAATCACCTGATCTAATAAAAGCATTTATAGAAGTTGTTCCTGTTGTGTTGATCTGATCTGTTCCTTTTTCGTGTTCATAGTATATAGAAGCACCTGCTGTATTTGTAATACCTTGAATAGGAAATACTGGAGTTGCTGATGTACTATATTCAGTTGCAAAAGGTAAATCAAATACACCTTGATCCATATAACTAGATCTAGCTAAAGAACTGGTAGTCCAACAATTTTCACCATAATTATATGTAACACATCTATCTATTTGTGTTGAATTAGCTTTTGGATAAAACCAGTTTATCTCATTATATAAACTATTGTGTTCTGCATAGGTTACACCTGCAACGTTATAGTTAATACCTAAATTATCTCCTCCTGTTGTAAATACAAAATCTTCAACAAGACATGGTAACATCTTAACTGTTCCATCATAAACAAAGAAACCACCTTCTCCT